CACTTATCCAGGGGATTTTGACACCGCGTCATTCACCGCGTTGGAATCGGCCAACTCATCGACCCTGGGCGTTTACGATAAAGAGATGACCACGGTTGCGGATGTCCTGGATCGGATCATCAACACGGTTGGCGGGTTTTATGGGTTCGATCGCGATGGTTTGTTCCAGGTTGGCAGGGTCGAATTGGCCACCGGCGCAGCGGATGCCGAGTTCGATTCCACCAATATCATCGAGATCACGCGGATGGCATCGGCGGTTCCGAATTACCAGGTTCGTGTGGATTACAAGAAAAACTACAGAACGATGAGTGAGAGCGATTTCGATGCCTCGATCTCGGCGGCGCAGCGCGATTATCTGATTCGAGAGGCGGATATTGCCATCGCCGAGGATACAGCGGTTCAAACGCCATACCCAAACTCGACAGCTTTGATCGTCAATTCGCTCTTTGCGGGGACATCGGCGGCATCGACCGAGGCGACCAGGTTGTTGAACATCTACAAAACGCAGCGCGATTTTTATCGGATCATGGTTAAAACTCAACCTTACACATTGAAGCTGAATGATGTGGTAAAAATCACCTTTAATCGCTATAATCTGAGCAGCGGCAAATTGTTTCGCGTGATCTCGATCATCGAGGACGCCGCGAACAATGAGGTCGAGTTGGAATTGTGGGGTTGATGTAATGGCTCGAAATATGATTATCTCGGCGACTAATTACGCCGACACCGCGACATCGATCACCGCCGATGATGAAATCGCAACTTTGCCGGTTGAGAACTTGCAAGATCGCCAAATCGTTAAAATCTGGCGCAACACTCAAACAACAGCGCAGATCGACATTGATTTTGGCGCGGCAAAAATCGTCAATTTCGCGGCCTTGATTAAACACAACATTTCGCAAACCGGAACGATCCGGTGGCGTTTCTCGAACGTAGCGGATTTTGCGACAGCGCAATATGACTCGGGAACGGTTGATGCCTGGCCAGTGGTTGATGAGTTCGGCACATTACCCTGGGGCGTTTTCACCTGGGGCGGGTATTTGAACCCCGAGGTTGCGGCCAACTACACGATCTCGACGTTCGACGTTTTAGACAACGCGATCCAGGCTCGATATTTGCGGATCGACATTTCCGATCCAGGCAACGCCGATGGCTATTTGCAAGCGGGTCGAGTTTTGTCTGGGCCGGCATATCAACCGTCGATCAACTATGCCAACGGCGTTTCGTTCGAGTTTATCGATGAATCTCGGATCACCAAATCTCGAGGGGGTCAAACTTTTGTCGATGAGGTTGAGCGTTTCCGGCGGATGCGGTTCGAGTTGATAAATTTGCCAGAGAAAGAAATTTTCGGGAATATCTTTAACCAGGTGGATCGATTGCGGGGTGTTGCTCAAGACATCCTTGTCATTCCACAGCCCGATGATCCGAACACTTGGACCACACAGAACATTTATGGTAGGATCGCAACAACTGGGCCGATCGTGAACTCGGCTCTCGACTATTATTCACGGCTCATCGAGGTCGAGGAACTTATCTAAGAGGAACACGCAATGGCATATCCCATCACGTTAAATGGTAGAACTTACACCCTCGCCGATTTCGAGGGCCAAAATTATGTTGACGGTTTGCCGGATGCGTTCGAGGATTTCGTCACTCACGCCGGCAACCTTTATTCCACAACATCGACCTCATCGACAGTGATCGGCACCGGCTCAAAAACATTCACGGTTGAATCGTCCAAGCCTTATCAGGTCGGAACGCCATTGCGGATCACGGATTCGGCGGCACCCTCGACAAATTGGATGGATGGCATTGTCACCGCGTACAGCGGGACAACTTTGACGGTTGATGTGGTTTCCTATGCCGGAAGCGGAACAAAGACATCTTGGAATATCAACATCGGCGGCGGCGCCACAAGCTACACCGGAACGTTGCCGGTTGCGCAAGGCGGCACCGGAGCAACGACAGCCTCGAACGCTCGAACGAATCTTGATGTTTATTCCAAGAGCGAGGCCGACAATCGATATGTGAACATATCCGGAGAGGTTTCCGATTTCTCTTTGAATGGAAACAACCCATCAATTAGTTTCAACGACAGCAATTCAAGCAACTCGACGAAAATCATTACCGACGATCAGTCATTGCGATTTGAGGTGGATAATGACGATGTTGTTTCTACAAGTTTGATGAAATTCCGCGTTGATGGTTCAACAATGATGACAATCACCGGAACGCCTAATGTTGGAATAAATGAGGAAAATCCAACCGCTCACCTACACATTACAGACAACACGAATGGCGCGGTCATTAGATTGCAGGGTAATGGTAACAATGCAGATGGCACGTTGCTTGGTGCATTGAGTTACTGGAATAATGACGGTTCGAACGACACGCCTGGGGATGTTGCGGCGATCAGGGTGTTTTCAACATCGTCGAACGGAACCGGCGGAGAAATGCGGTTTTACACCCATGACGGAACCGAGGGGGGCGAGGGTTCCGATCCAGTTGATCGAATGGTCATTGGCGCAACCGGTGTGGTCGGAATTGGGGAAACGCAACCCGATTCATCATATAAGTTGGAATTGAGAAAAGACGCAGACGGAAACACAACCCCGATTTCAATCGCAAACAAAGACACAACAGCGGGAACAAACCAGGCGGTTTCACTTGATTTCGGATTGTCTCGAAACTCCGGAGCGCATAAACCAAACGCCGGCAGAATTGAAGTTGGCCGGAGAGCGGATTGGACATCGGATGATGTCAATGTTGATGCAGAATTGCGTTTTCACGCATATAGCGACAATGCGCTCGAACACATTATGACCATGCAAGGGAACGGTCGGGTTGGGATTAACAACACAAATCCACAATATGATTTGCACATTTCAAATGACTCTGGTGCAACGTTGCGGATTGATACGAACCTGGCGGCTGAAAACGCTCAGTTGGTTGTCGCTGAATCATCAGGCAACAGTGGCAGCAATGGGGCGATGTTCCGATATGATGGAGGGGCAAACCGATTGGATATTGGATGCGGGACAAATTGGAACACTGTTCGCATCAGCGTTGACCGTGACACGGGGGCGGTGACAATGCCGTATCAGCCGATGTTCCGAGCATATCCGAGCGGAGACAGTACCATCGGAAATGTTCAAGACACTTTTATTGATTTACAGATTTTCGGAATTGTTGCAGACAATCGGGGAAATCATTTCAGCGGAGCGACTGACAAGTTTACGGCACCGGTTGATGGGAACTATTACTTCACCGCTCAAATCAGGGAAGAAGTATATTATGGGTCGTGGGGCGATATTGAGTTGGCACTCACGAAAAACAGCACCGGAGATGGCACGGGGTCGATTGTGGCGCGGGTTCGTAGATACCAAGGAGTCCAAAATGAAGAAACGGTTCAAGTTTCGGCTCTTATAAACTTATCTGCGAATGACACGATCAATGTCCAGGTGAAAACTGATTCATCGTCTACCGGTCTTTCAGTCGAGGGCAGTTTCACAACATTTTTCACCGGCCACCTTGTCGGATAACTTAGGAGATCAAAAGAAATGCCAGATATTACAATCACACTGACAGACACCGAACTCAAGGGTTTGGAATATGTTGCGCACTCGCCCCAAAATTGGGCGGATAATGCCTTAAAAAATCGTGCAAGAATTGCGAACGATGAAATCGTTCAAATATACACGAATCGCGCACTTGATGAGGGCGTTCAAATTCCAACGACTCGAGAGGCCATCATCACAGATGCGTTTGATCGCGAATGGGTTCAAAGCGCAGCAGATGCAAGAGCGGCATTGGAGGCTCAAATAGCGGCAACACCAACACCTAGCGAATAAGAGGATAAAATGGCGGCAACCATCACAATCGGCGACAAAGAATATGATGTCGAAACAGAACTAACGGGTCAACAGCAATACATGGTCTCTCAGATCGAAGCAGCGAACCGCACAGAGGCGAAGGCGCGTTTTGAGTTGGATCAGGCCATGATGTTGAAGATGGGGTTCTCTGAGGCGCTGACAGCCTCTATTGCAAGCCAAGAGGAACAAGATGGCGAGAACGGCGACAGAAGCACACAAGCGGATTGATGATTTGGAACCTCGCGTCACTCGAGTCGAAACCCAGGTCGATGAACGGTGGCGCGAGACCATCATCCGGATCAAGCGCATCGAGACAATCATGATCTCGGTGGCCGGTGCAATGATCCTGATGATGGGATCGATCCTCATGAAAATGGGTTGATTGGATGGAACCAATCTAAAAACCATGTTACAATAAACAGCGGCGGCGCAGATATTAGCTTTGAGGAAATCAAATGCTTTGCGCGTTAGTCTTTGTCGGTTTTGGTCACGCATTCATCAACGGTCGCGGTACTTGGTTTTACAAGTCGTGTTATTATGATTGCGGCCAAAGCGGCGGCAAAAATGGGCAATGGTACGATCGGCGATATGTCGTTGATGCTTTGACCGGCTATTGTCCCCAAAAATTCGTGATGACATGATTGAGGTTCTGGCACTGGCAAGCGCGGTCAGCACAATTTCGGGCAGTATTAGCAACGCGGTTCAAGCCGGAAAAGACGTTGGCAGCATATTGCCGGCGTTTGGCAAGTTGGCAAAACTCGAGGCAGATATAGGCATTGCGGAAAAGGGCCGACACAAAGGGCCATTGGGTCGCCTCACATCGAGCCAAGAGGAAGGATTCGCCATTGCCCAGGCCAAAATGAAGCACAAAGAGGCGATGGATACTTTGAGGAGCCATTGCAGATTATACGGGCCGCCTGGAATGTGGGAAAGCGTCCAGCACGAAATGGCAGCGGCCAGGGTGCGGCAGAAAAAGGCACTCGAGGAACAAGCGGCAAAACGCGATCGGATTTTCTGGGCTTTGACGGTGGCGTTCGCAGTGATTTTTTTTGTTATTGGCTCGGGCGGATTGTTTTGGTTCGCGTCTATTTTGGCCGAGGAGTATAAATGAAATGAGCTGGTTTTTAGTATGGTTCCAATTTGTCAATGGAACCCTAAAACACTATGAAATAGGGCAATTCCTCTCAGAAAAGGATTGTATCGAGGCAAAAGAAAAAGCCAATGTGCTTTTGACTAATACAAACGAGGCTCTGTATTGCTTTGAAGTTGTGCCAAAATAAAGCTGGGAAATATGCTGTATATGACACGAACGGTAAAATTGTTATAATAACAATCGATCGAAAGGTCGCAGAGAGTTTTTTGGAGAAAGAAAGGTTTCGAAATGATTGATAAATTGATCGAGCCGGTAAGCAATATCCTGGGCAAATTCATCCAGGACAAAGATCAGAGGGCAGCGTTGGCGCATGAAATCGCCACAATGTCCGAGCGTCACGCGCAAGAGATTGCGTTGGCGCAAATCAGCGTAAACAAAGCCGAGGCATCGGCAGGGACATTCAGAGGCGGATGGCGTCCGGCCGTGGGTTGGGTTTGCGCATTGGGGTTCGGCGTGAATTTCCTGATCTCACCGATTGCCGCCGGTTTCGGGTTCATCGTGCCGCAAGCCGATGTTTCAACCATGATGCCGGTGTTGATGGGTCTTTTGGGCCTGGGCGGAATGCGCAGTTTTGAAAAGGCGAAGGGCATCAAATAAGATGGATTTCGATTTCGACCTCATAAAGAAAACGGTTGGCGTGGCCGGCGCAGTTATTGCGGCGGTTTCCGGTGGCGTTACTTTATCCGGCAAACTCGGATGGGGTCTATTCGATCGGCCAGTTTTGGAATGGTCAGCGGAACATTTCGAAATCAACGATGGCATGATCGAGGATGGTTTCAAGGTTGTTGTTGCCAGGCAGAAATTGCGGGATGATTGCGAGGTCACAGGGTTCACGGTGGAGATCAGAGATTCTGATTTCGTTGTGTTTCCTGCAACGCCATCGGTGACAAAGTTCTCAGGGCCGGCAAGTGATAAGGTCGATCGGTTCGGATATTACGTTTTTATTCAAGAGATGGATGTTCACAAAGTGGCCACCGGCGAGGCAACATTGCTCGGCCAGGTGAAATATAAATGTCCCGAGGGCCAGAAAATCCTCACATATCCGGATCACGAAAATCTAAGGTTCATCATCGAAGGAATATAAGGATGAAACAGAATTTTGATAAATGCCTCGAAATGCTATTGAAGCACGAAGGCGGTTTCGTAAATCATCCAAAAGACCCTGGCGGCGCAACAAACCTCGGGGTCACGAAACTGACCTATGAAACATGGATCGGGCATTCGGTGTCGATCGATGAGATCAAGGAACTCACGGTCGAGGATGTCGCGCCAATATACAAAGCAAGGTATTGGGACGCCGTGAGAGGCGATGAGTTGCCATCTGGCGTTGATTGGGCGGTTTTCGATTGGGCGGTCAACTCTGGGCCATCCAGGGCAGCGAAGGCGCTACAGAAGGCGGCAGGGGCATCCCAGGACGGAAAGATCGGGCCGATGAGCCTGAGATCGATCGCAAACCATGAACCAAAGGATTTGGTCGAGCGAGTTTATCACGCCAGGCAAAGTTTCTATGAGAGGCTCAAAACATTCGACACATTCGGCAAGGGTTGGACGCGGCGAAATAAAGAAACCCTCGAGACCGCGATCCAAATGGCATGATCGAGGTCGGGGTGTCGAGAGAGGGTGAATTGACAATCACCTCGGAAGGCACCCTGATCGCCCATGTTTGGTTGCCGGAAAAGGATCGTTTGACCCTGGTTCTCGAATTACTCAAAAGCCTAAAGAAAAACCCTGCCACAAAGGGCAGGGTGAGTTGAGCATGGTGTGCTTGCATGGAAGTTCAATTATACCTTTTTCCCTGTAAGAACTCAACTAAAGACCCTCTCAGATCGGGTTCACCCCAAAAGAAAATCATCAATAGGGCGAATCCAACCCAAAAACCGGAAGCAACCACCGGCCGGAATGGGCGATCGTTGTTTTTCTTGCCATCACTCATCGTCATATTCCTTTTCTTTTGCGCCGAGGCCATTGCATCCATCGCAACTGCCCATCGCGGTGTCGATATATCCAATATCGCGGTTGAAACTTTGTGGTTTGTAAACGTCGATTTCGACTTCACCCCAGCCATCGCAATCGCGGCAATTTTCAGCCTCGATCCAAATGTCGTTGCCATGTGAAATCCAGATGCCGGTGGCGTCCCGCCTGATCGTTGTCATTTCTCACCTCTCAGCCATTTGAGTTCATCGAGCAATTCCAACTTGTGCTTTGTTGCGGCCTCGAGGCTCTGGGTCAGCCTGGCGATCTCATTGCGCTGCACCGCGATTTTTGATTGCGCGGCGGCATATCGGCGATTTAGGGAATCGAGAGATCGTTGAGACTGCGCAGCGGTGTTGATTGCGGTTGCCATATCAGTGATCGACATATGGGAAATCCTTTGGAGTTAGTTCGGGCAAATCCTTTGCCGGCGCGTTTTCGCTGATCATTGTGCGAATGCGAAAAAACCCGCGATGCTCGGGAAATGTGTTCATGTACCATCGAGCATAAAACGATCGATGATTGTTGTTCAACTTAAACGTCGATCGACCCTCATCATCGGCCTGGTCGGTTTCCCACCGGATGCGTTCAAATATGGCATGGGCCGAATAATGGTTGAAACCTCGAGCGACCATTTCGCGGGTGAATTTCACAAACAGCGTCCAAACTTTCGGATGAGCCTGGTGAAACTCTTTCGCGGCATCCTCGAGTTCATCTTTGCGGGTTTTGGTTTGAGTGAATAAATCCATTTCAACGGTTCCTCTCATGCGCCAGGCGTCCAAGCCGGTTGGCGAGTTTCTCAAGGTGATCGGGGTTCACATCGGCCTTGTCAGCGATGGCGGTATAAATCGCGTTGCACAGTTGCTCAGAGGGCAGCGCAGAGGCGGCATCATATAGCATATAGGCCGGCACAACGTGGGGTTTGATCCTGGCCGGTGGCGGGGTTGATTTGCATTTGAAGAACATATTCACGGCCTTTCCAATATCTCATATTCGCACAACGGCGAAGGTTCCGGCCACCAAACAGTCCAGGCAAAATCCATAGTCGCGCTCTTTCCGCGTTCTGGAGACATTGCGGGACGCCAGGAAAGGGGCAGAACATATCGCGGTTTGGTTTGATTGAATAAATCCAACCGCCGCGCGGCGTTCCAATATGTTGCTTTCAAAAGCATTGCGAACGGAACGCCAAACATTCTGGCGCGATTAATAAAAT